CGAGGATGTCAACGGTGATGAGTTTCGCATCGCGCACCGCCTGATGCGTCTCATCGAGACTGCCGACGACGCCTACGAAATCATTTTCCGGTACGTCCGGTCATTTGAAAGAATCAACAGCCCGACAGTCGCTCCGATGGCTGGTGATATGGATTCTTCGCTTTTCCGATGCAAGACGATGGATTCTCCAGATGAGGAGGATGACGCCAGCCCGTACCAGCGTCTGTTGTTGTACCTCCTGAACAAGACGTATACACAAAAAATGAAGCGGTACAAGGGTCAGTGCTGTAAGCAGATTGAGACGGCCGACGGTCATTTGACCCGGGCGTGGAAACCTGTGATGGAGATTAAGGAGTTTGTGTATTTTTACACCCAAAAAGAGGACAAGTATGACATGTGGCGTAATCTGACGAGCAAGGGTGGTATCGTTCGGGACACGGTGACTCACCTTTCGATGTGTCGCGACATTCAGTTTCCCGAGATTCAAAAGAACCGAACCGTGTGGTCGTTCACGAACGGCATCTTTGCGGGACGGGATTGGTCTCCCGAGGGACAGGTCTCGCGTTTTTACCGGTACGGGTCGCCGGAGATTGCAAACCTGGATCCGACGGTTGTGAGCTGCAAGTTTTTCGACCAGGAGTTTCCCGAGGAGAATATGGCTATTGAGAAGTGGCAGGATATCAAGACGCCTGTGATTCAGTCCGTCATGGAGTATCAGCGTTTCTCGAAGGAGGTGATGGAGTGGATGTACGTATTCATCGGTCGTCTGTGTTTCGATACGAACGATATGGATGCTTGGCAGGTGATTCCCTTTCTCAAGGGTATCGCCGGTTCAGGCAAGTCGACAATCATCACCAAGGTGTGTAAGCGGTTCTACGATCCGGAGGATGTTCGTACGCTCTCAAACAACATCGAGAAGAAGTTTGGTCTCTGGTCGATTCATGACGGGTTCATGTTCATCAGCCCTGAGGTCAAGGGTGACTTGGCGCTCGAGCAGGCGGAGTTTCAGTCGATGGTTTCAGGTGAGGATGTATCCATCGCCCGCAAGAATGAAAAGGCTCTGAGCATGACGTGGAACGTTCCCGGTATCCTCGGTGGTAACGAGGTGCCGAGCTACCGCGACAACTCCGGATCGGTGCTTCGCCGTCTCGTGACGTGGAACTTTGCACGCCAGGTGGCTGAGCCCGACCCGCAGCTGGACGGTAAGCTCGAGGCGGAGATTCCGGCGATTTTGTGCAAGTGTGTTCGGGCCTACCTGGACTATGCAGGCAAGTATTCGAAGAAGGACATTTGGGGTGTTTTGCCGGCGTACTTCAAGACTGTCCAGGCACAGGTGGCGACGGTGACAAACCCGCTGCAGCACTTTTTGGCGAGCGACAAGGTGGTGTACGGACCAGACAAGTTCATCCCACAGAAGTTGTTTGTCCAGATTTTCAACCAGCACTGCCAAGAGAATGTGCTCGGACGATGCAAGTTCAACGAAGACATTTACGCGGGTCCGTTTTCGTCTCGAGAAATTGATGTTCGGACAGGCTCAGACACCTATCGGGGCAAGGCGTATGCAAACCAACGTTTCATCTACGGTATCGACACGATCGAAGACAACTACACGGGTGCTGATTTGGACGTTTGAGTCTAAACACAAAAAGTCACTCTGTTGTAATGGAAACCATGACTGCTCTGTTCAGCGCTTGGGAGAATACGATCGATGAGTACAAGGACCAGCCGAATGTAGAAATTGAGATTCGGCTGGGCAAGGTGAATCGCGGCAAGTTTGATACGAACGTCGGGCAGGCTACGTTCGAGCGTGTGCTTCGTCGCCTTCGGAGGTATGAGGGCTGGGAATCGACCAACGAGAGTCAAACGACCGTGTACATGGATCCGACGACCGGGAAGCGCGTCGTGATGAATGACATCACTGACGAGATGGAGTCGTGTATGATCAAGCGGCGTTTGCTCGTGAATGACCAGGTGCTCCCTGGGTTTCCGGTGGATGCACGATTGGGTATTTCATCCGAGGTGCCGTACGATCGTGATGCAGACACGGAGGAGAATTTTACACGAACAAGGAAGCGTACGCGGTACTCATTCGTACGAAAGGGTCTGTCGATTGACCTCTCAGAGGTGAGCGGCGACGCAGAGGATAAGGATTCAGAGGAGGCGACCGAGTACCAGATTGAGCTCGAGATTCTGAACCCGCCGGTGAGTGCAGCGGAGAGACATCAGGTGTTCAACATCGTGTACAAGATTTCGGACATTTGCAAGATTATGACCTAGCCCTAGTCTTTGCAAAAGACTAGTCTTTTAGCAGGACCCGCATCTCGGTGTAAAATGAAGCCTCTGATGTCGTCACATGTTTGTCCCGTGTCGTTATCACCTCTATTTCGTGCGCACGCTCGTCTTGATTGAAAACTGAAAACCACTCATCCGTAGCATCGAGTTCTATCGGTCTATGAATGACGTGACATTCTGGAATGCGAAAAATGTGCAGCGACTTTGACGTCATGTTGTAAATTATTCTGTCGTGACAGGACAATCTGAACCACAGGTCCCACGCACGTTGTGAATCGATACGTTTTGGGGGGAGACGAAAAAACAAACGAGTATCTATGGTTGGGTCGGACAAGAGGACGATTTTGCGTATGAGTTCAGAAGGAAGGTTTCTCCATATTAAACTGTTCATCTCACGTTGTTCTTCTTGAACCGCATGGCTTTATGCACCGCAGGCTTGTAAGGCACCTTTTCACGTCGGGGTGCCGTAGGCATGTACGACCCGAGCAGCTTCGTAAAGTAAAAGTCCGTGTCGTTGAACAGGTAGTCAATCTCCTCCGACGCGTAGCCGCCTTGTTTCAGAGCCACAAACATCCGTTCGTTGTGTCTCAATTCCCGCATCGCGTTTCGCAAAAAAAAGCCGTGCAGCTCCTCGGGCAGCGTATCCAGTGTTTCTCTGAGGTAGTCCATTGCACTGTCGACCAACTGGTCGTAAACTTCGGAACACCGCGTCTCCCACGCATCCTCGTTCCACTTTTCCTCCACTCGGTGAAATCCCCTAAAGTAAATTGGGCGTCGGCACATCGGACATCCCGAGCCAGTGCCTTTGAGGTACCAGCTCTTTATACACCCCGAGCAAAACTCGTGACCGCAGCACAACTTGCGGCATTGACCAGATTCGTAGCATACCGAGCATTCCATCCTTTCCGAAGGAAAGTCTGTAGTAGTTTCGCTGGTCGTCTCATCGTCTCACGGACACAAGACGCGTTTTTTATATCCGCCTATCGTAATGCCGGTGATACCGTTGCGTCGCACTGCAAATGTGCGACAAATGCCAACACAGCAAATCGCACAGGAGATTGAAACCATGCTACCACAATGGCGTAATAGAAACTGGACTCCTCGGCGTCAGCAATACATGTTCAGCCGTGCCATGGAGTTGTACCACCGCCAGAACGCTACTAATGCTCAAACTAACAGGGCTTTGGAGATTCTCAGAACTCTCGCGAATGGTTACAACCGAGTCTGGGCGAACAACCCATTGCGTTCTCGGCTTTTTGCAGGATCGAATGTCAACAACGGATCAAACTCAAACTCGAATGAAATCACGCCTCCACGGGTGAACAACAATGCTGGACTTTACAGTCTCTTTATCAATACGAAACTGGTCAAACTGCCAACCAATAAACCAATCGATCCCATCAGCCATCACAAGTTTAAAAAGGGTGACGTCGCAACAAGAATCCATCAAGACGGTAAAAATGCGTACTTTCGAACAGGGTCATTTAATAGTTGGTTCGGACATGACTGGAAACATATGAACCCTAACAGCAATGCTAAGATTTCAAACAAAAAACACCCATTGACTCGTGCGACTGTGACTCGGAAAAACGTCTCTCGTGTCAAGTTTGTCTAGACCTTTCCACCGCAGGTGGAAAGTCAGTCACGTTTGTAATAAGTAACATTTGGATAAGCTTCTGGGTTTTGTTGTACTTTTTGTACGAATGTGGGATTATCTCCTCTACACATAGGGCACTTATTTCCACGGCGTGTTTTGAAACACTTTGTACACACAAAATGAGTACAACTTTGATATTTCACTGATGGACCGGTTACTTCTAGACATACAGGGCATTCAACTGAAGTACCAAACATCAAAACATCATGGAATGTCCAATAACAATGACTACACAAGTCTAGACGTTTATCAGTTGTCTTTCCACACACGTCAAAGTTCTTACAATTATGATCCATTGTTTAATATTAAACCATCAACTTTAGTCCTTTACCGGTTATCAGACCCGGATCTTCTTGTACCACGCCATCGAACACATCGTGTTGCCGTCGGGTGCATCTACCATCGTCGATGTGTCATCGTCCGCGAGCCGCCACTTACCCTTGTGTTTGACGTATGCAGCGTAGTGTCCACCGTGAAAGGAACCCCAGTGACCCACGATGACAAAGAGTTTCATACCGTGGTACGTATCCGGGACGAGTTCCGCGGGACACTTTTGCGTAAAAATGACCGAGAGACACTCACCCGTCTCGCGAATAATTGTCTGCATAGCAGCCGCGTTATGTTTCTTCCCAGCGTCGTCGACGTAATCACCCAAAATGTGATACTTGTCGTATTTTTGCAAATGTTCCGGTGAATCGACAAAGAGCGAACAAAAGTCGTTCGTTCGTGATGACGTTCCACCGGGATACACAACCACCTGTTCCTCTTTTCCGTAAAAGATGGGCTTCATGAAATCGAGACTGAGCGACTTTTCGAGTGCATCCATGAGTGCCAAAACAGCCTCGTGGGCGTCGTGCTGCTGCATTGGCGTAAAGTCTGTAAACTTGGAACGAAACGCCTTGACGAGTTCCCGTGGTTCGATTGGTGTTTTATCTCTCCGATTCCACATCTGACACACGAGGGAGGAGTAGGCACGAGTCACTTCGCAAGGTCCGTCATAGGGACCTTCGCGGAGAAACCGATTTGTGAGTGCCGGTACATGTGCCAAGCACTGTACCGCCGAATTGAAATAGCACGTGTTTCCGACGTTGAGTAATCCTCTTGACATTGTCTACTAAAGCCTCCAGACTTTTATGTAGTAAATGTACGCCGCGCGCTTGTCCCCTGTCGTCATGTGCACTGCCCAGCCCTCGCGTAAGAAGGGTCAGATTCGGTATAAACTGAAAAAGGCGATCGATCACGCCAAGAGTCTGTGTCACAATTTCGAGGATACGAATGAGTGTCGCGTCGCATGGGACGAGGTCAACGACCTGACGCGTGCTCTTCACGACCAGACTCCGCCAAAGGAACCAGAGCGGTCTGAACTGTCAAAGCGTGAGTATGACGTGTAAATTTACATATCCTTGTACGGCGCCCCGGTAAATTCATGAGGAACCTCGGTCGGCTTGGTGTTCATGCCATACACACCCTGCTCGCTCACCTCGCCGGTGTGGTCATAACCCGAGCGTCTGCTTGGGAAGTAACGCATGGCCAGCGACGCCAGCAAGATAAAGACGATGGCGTGCAGAATCAGGCCACCGAACTTGGCGGTGCCCTCGTAGGTCGCGACCCAGCTGCCGAACACCTTGCGGGTCGCCTGGTACGTCGCGGGATTGGCGACCAGAGCATAAAGGACGGCGGGGACAATGTAAAACTTGGCAGCGTTGGACATTTATCAATTACAAGGAATAAAATTCACAGAGCTTAATGTCCTCGCGGAGGTTGACGATCGTTCGGTCGTACGTCCGACGGTTGTTCGGGTGGGTCTTGTCCGGACGCTCCTTGACGGGCATCCACCCTAGGTCCTGGTAGTCACACTCGAGTATGGTCCCCGGGGCGTATGGCCTCACTCGCATGTTCAGCTCCGCCTCTTTACGCAGTTGACCGCGTTCCTGTATACACAAATCTTTGCCGTTCAGAACCAAAAAGTCGATAGTAATCAAGTGTCTCGGCTTCCATTTGAACAGCGTCTCGTGGGTCCCTGTCCGAACAGGCTCCTCAACCGGTGTAAAAATGAGACCATCCGTCTTTTCACCGAGTTGAATCTTGCTCACCTCGCTCAGAGGCACCATCTCCTTCACCTTGACCTGCAGCTTCGGTTGTTTCAGAATAGACTTGACCACCGCCTTGGCCTGTGTCAACCGGTCTGTGAGAGTCTTTTTGCGCACGTCCTCGCCCTTGACACGCACTGCGTCGTACACGTAAAAAACCCCATCCATAAGTTCACCGTCCAGTACAGTATCACGCGGTACAGTAAGAGTCGTAAACGTGACGTGGAACGCCCTGTCCACAAGGGCACAAATCTTTTTCTTGTCGGCCGCCTCGAAACATACGAGCATGTGACGTACTCCGTCAGTCTTTTCACACACGACGTACGGCTGAGACTTGAGAACCTTGAAATGCTTTCGCTCTATGGAAATCGGCTGAGGTCCGGGGAACCACGATGGGTCGGTGGTTTCCCACACCTGATGAATGTAATTCTTGATTTCATCTTCGTACATGTTTACTAGTGGTTGCTGCCCTTTAGTCCTCACGGATTCATCATCACACCGGGCATTTCTAGAATGTTTCCTAGGCACTTGTGTGTAAAGTGGCGAATGACAGTCGCAGAGGGTAGAGCCACCACTCTCAGGTTGTTTGTTTTCAACTGAGCAAACAGGCTCTCGTAGGAGTCACACGACAGGTTTTTCTGGATGCTCTTGAGTTTCTTGTCAATGGGTTTCGAGTCCATGACCCATACGCGTGCCGATGTTTTCTCGACATCGTACAGATCCGTACCCACCACCTTTTTCGTCACGTCGGTATCGAACGTGAGTGCACGTTGATGAATCGGCTCAGTCGAACCCGCCACTGTCTTTTTACGGAACATGTCCCAATCGACACCTTCAATGACCGACGGGAACACGACGACCCGGATGTCCTTCTCCATCGTATTGAAGACCCGTGGGATAGTATCCTGGTCCAGATTGGTGCCGTAATCGAACCAGACGATGCGCTCACCTGTCTTGACCAGTTTGGGAAGCGCGTCTAGGCCCTCGACGAACATGTACTCGACGGGTACCTGCCGCTGCGCGCCGTACATACCAATCGTCATGAGAGAATGAAGCGTCGTCACGGCGATTGATTTATTCCGAGTCACACACACAACATACATGCTCAGGAGTCGTTCTGACTCTTTAAACGATCCTCGAGTTTGCCGTGGAAACGCAGGTTGCCGACGTGTCCCAGAGTCGTCGTGACGTCTGCGAAAATCTTACCACCCATCTGTTGCCAACGACGACAGAATGCGTAATCCTCGGACAGGTACCGGCGGTTCGTGGGGTCGATCATACAGTCGAACACTGCACAGTAATCCTCAAAATCACGGTTCTGGTGGTCATTCTTACAGTTGAGCTCCGGATAGTGGGCATACATACGTTCGATGACGTCACGCTTAATCATCAAGAATCCAGTGGGACCGTCGAGCACCTCTACGAATCCATTTGTGATTTGGGAATTCTGGTATTTAAAATTCATGACGAGTGCCGCAGACGCCTTGTTCAGATCCTTGCCGGCGGCGATAGCCTGTGCTGCCTGGTCCCACATAATCACCTTTTTGGGGTACACGGCGCACGACACGTCGTGACCCGACGCCAAGAGACGCAGAACGGATTCCGCCTCGAATTGAACGTCGGCGTCGATGAACAAAAAGTGCGTCGCGTTCGACTTTTGCATGAAACGCGCGACTGAAATGTTCCGAGCGCGGTGGACCAGGGACTCGTTCTCGGTCGTGTCGAGCATGAGCTGAACACCGTACTGTGCACAGAGACGCTGCAGTTTCAGGATGGATTCAGCGTACGCCTGCAGACACAACCCGCCGTAACACGGTGTCGACAGGAAGATGCATGGCGGCTGCGACATTACATACATTGAGAGCGTATCCTTTATAGTTTAAAGTTTGCCACGTACTGTTTCATACATGACTCTATCAGCCCTTTGCAAAATCTGCCTGTATTACAATCCCGGTGACAAGACATGCGGTCGCTCCTTGGTCGCCGTGAGTAAAAACAAGGTCTATCATGACTATGCCAAGCTTGTGCGTTATGACGCAAAGAGATGCGGCCCGCAGGGAAAGTGGTTCGAAGAGATCCGGGATTCCAAAACACCCGCCGAAGAGCTCTTCGAATCGTTTGATTTATAAAATGTTCGCTTGAATCAATGGTGAAGCGAGCGACGTCATTTATTACTCGGACCGGTAGACGCATCTACTCGGAGAATGGTCAGTATTACTATTCACAGAATAATGGAGTGACGTGGCGTCGATTGCCAAACGCAGCACCGGTTCACACGTGGTCTTGGATACCAAACAACGGAAACTACACAAACGTCAATACAAATTACGTAGGTTACGTATCAAATTTGAAAGCCGCTAGAAAGATTCAGGCTCTCTGGCGCGGCTACAGGGCTCGTCAGAACATTCGCCACCCGAGACCCAGCTCAAATGCCTCACGTGCTTTGGCAAAGGTGCTCTTCATGGAGAAGCGAAACGCCAAGTCGACTCGAAAATACAACGCGCGTACGCATCGTTCACGTACGGGTCTCGAAAACATACGTCGCCTATTCAACTGAACAAAAATTGTTCGCTTCAATCAATGGTGAAACGAATAACCCAGTATCGCACTGGAAGTAATCGACCTATATACTCAGAGAATGGTCAATTTTACTACACACGCAACAACGGTGCAACGTGGCGACGACTTAGTAATAAGGCACAGTATTATGCATTGTTATGGAATTCTAACAATCCAAACAATAACAATGCCAATTTGTCCAGTGAAGGTTATATAGCAAACCTCAAAAGAAACTACAACAGAGCTGCTCGTACCATTCAGAAAGCCGTTCGTAATCGTCGTGTACGAAGAGCCGCGACAACCATCCAGAGACACGTACGAGGCACACAACTGCGCGCTCGAGCCGGATGGCATAATCCATACACGCCAGTGGGGTACCTGGCTCTCATGAAACGTGTAAAAAGAAATATCAGCTCAAAGTAGATGACCGACGTGGTCCTTCCAGCGGGTACGCGCCTCTACAAGGGGTTCGGTAATCGTACTACAGGGTGTCAATCCCTCCTCAAAGACACGCGTACGTTTTTCGTGACCCAGAGCGTCCAGCTGGCGCGTTCGTACTCAAACACAAAAACGGCGTGTCCCTTTCTGGCGAAACGGTCACTCCGTCTGTTTTTGTTGACGCACCCGAACATCAAGCGCATTTTTCCAAAGTTGTCCAGGAAGACGATCCTCGGACTTCGGTTTGCACTCGGCACAAATGTCACCCGAGGCCAGCAGACAAAGGTGTACCAGAACATCACTGGACGCAAGGCGCCACACCGGTTCCTCGTGCGTCCCCAGAATCGCGGCGAACGCCTTTCGTTGACGAATATCAACAGTGAAGTATTTGGGCGTCTGAGCACCGAGTACCTCACGAAGAATGGCTACGACGGGTTTTACGCGCCACCCAAACGTACCGGATTCCACGGCGGGCTCTTTCCGGCCGAGATTATGCTGTGTAACGCCGCTCGTACGCTGGTTCGTCCCGGCGTCGAGCGCGCGCCGGTCCTGTCCCGTATTTCCGTCGTCAGGGAACTTCCACAGCTTTTCATTAAATACTGTCGCAGAAATCGCGCCCTCATACGCGTATACAGAAATCTGTTTGTACCGGAACTCGGCGGCGGCATGGGTGTCAAGTTGTACCTCGAGGCGCGAGGCAAACCTGCGCCCAAAAAGGTGACTGACACGCGCGACTTTGACTTTACGTTCGCCGTTCCGAAACGCCTGGGTCAGCGCGAGGCGAAGCGACGTGCGCTTCTCATGAAATCCATCATGTACAGACATGTGACCGGATTCGTCTCATGGCTCAACCGAACGTACACGCGCACGAATGCAAAACTCATCGTGAGCGATTTTGTACCGGACATTAAGGTTCTTCCGGCGACGGGTAAAACAATCTACCAAGTGACACAATTCCGCATCCAATTTCCAGCTGGTCAACCGATGGATTTCGTGGATGCGACGCTCGCCTACGTTCCCGGATCGAGTCACGACGACATTCACCCCGTGTATTCCCGTATGTACGGCCTGCCCATCGAGCGTCTCAAAAAGCTGTATGATGCCGTGCTCGCCGTGCTCGCCGGATCGTTCTTGTACCCGGGTGTCAAACCACGAAACCCAATCACAGGAAAGAATCCTGAAAAGGGCCAAAAGAATGTTTCACGCCTCGGGGCGCTTCAGAACCTCGCACCGAAAAATATAAGTCTCGTACGAAACTTGATACGCCGTATCAAAAAACGTGACGTGAGTGGCGCAAAACGCAACGCGGCAATGCTAATTAAAAATATCAAACGATCATAGGGTATGAACAAGCCGTGTGTTCAGACGCGTGTCGCTCTGCGGCGTGTGTCTCGTCATCCGATTGTTCGCCAGACTATTCGGTCTGGGTCCAGAATTCAGAAACATGTGGTACGGGGAGCGACGCTCGGTCTCGTACCAGATGCTGTGAACGATATCGCCTTTCATCACGCTCAACTGAACATGACGGAGGTTGTCCATGTGTTTCAGGACACCATCGCAATTTCAACGATGAATATGGTTTTGGCGACGATGCTGACAATTTCTAAATTTATAATCTAGAACACTACTAATGAGTGCCAATTGTGCAGACCGTGAAGTGTACACGGTTCGTGTCGATTCTTTCGGTGTCGCGACTCCGTACTCTACATTTCAGGTGTTTTTGGATGTTCCTCTTCGTAACGTCGTCAAGGCGGAACTTCTCATGGCGAGTTTTCACCCGTCATCTGTCCGGAGTATGATTCACGTATATGTCGAAGAGCTCATAACAAAATTTATTACACGCGCGGGTCCCAATTACACGAGCGCTACGTCCAATGTCATGACCACCGTCGGAAACGCAAGTCAAATTGCAAACAAGGGACTTATTGACCGTGCCTTTGTAAGCATACCTTCATCTAATGTTGCGTCGGGTTCTCAGGATGGTCGTGTCGTGTGGACAGCACTGAATGATTTCCCGACCGACATTGAGTATATCAACCCTATTCGTCAGCTCAAGACGCTTACATTTACATTTTTTGAAGGTTCCAATGGTAATCAGCAGAATATGGATGAAATTAGCCATTTCTTATTCCGGTTCGAGTGCGCTAAAGACAATGTCTGCTTGTACTAATAAAGAATATGCGCGTCGACACTCCAGAATGGAAGTCGTCCGCCTTCAGCCCACAGCCATCCTGCCTTCACGCGGTTCAGCAGATGCAGCCGGCTTCGACCTCTACAGCGTGGACCACTACGTTGTTTTCCCGGGTCAGCGCGTGGTTGTTTCCACCGGAATCGGCCTTCAGAAGCTCCCAGACGGAACCTATGGTCGTATTGCACCTCGCTCTGGACTGGCCGTGAAGCACGGTCTGGACACCCTGGCGGGCGTCGTCGACCCCGACTACCGTGGCGAGATTAAGGTGGTGCTCATCAACACCGACATGCGCGTTCCGTTCGTCATCAAGCCTGGGTACCGTATCGCTCAGCTGATTCTGGAGAAGTACGAGGTGGCTGATGTCGTCGAGGTGGCTAATCCGGTCGTAGACACCGAGCGCGGTGAGGCTGGTTTCGGATCGACGGGGTTTAAAGTTACAGGTATCTAAATAAATATGCAGTCGTGGCTTTTCGTCGGACCGACCCTGCTTGCAGGTATCGGTCAGGTGACTCGCCAGTATGCCCAGCGGATAAAGAGCCTTGGTCACGAAGCGGACTATGTCCCATTTGGTGACCCAGTTCCAAAGAAAAAGTACGACGTCGGGTTTGCCTTTGTACTTCCCATCGAACAGCATCTGAACATCGTCGACCAGATGTTGGCTCAGTGTGCCGAGAAAAAATACATGACGATTTGCGAAACGGAAACGGTCCACCCGGTGTACGAGCTGCTCGTCCAGCGGTACCATACGCTCTGGACACCGAGTCAATTTTGTTTGGACGTTTTTTCGAAGCAGTTTCCAAGCGGCGATTGGCGTCTCTTGCCTCTGTGGACGCCGACGCCGCCTCGTGCACCCGTCGAAGCGACCAAGTACACATTCTACACCATAGGCAACATGGTCGACCCACGTAAAAATATCAAGATGCTCATCGAAGCGTTCGTGCGTCTGCAGCTTCCAGACGCGCGCCTTTTACTCAAGGCGACGTGTAAAGTACCCGTGACGTGGAAAATTCCAAACGTCATCGTCATCAACGGGCTTCTGAGCGACGAAGATCTCGAGACGCAGATTCACAGACAGGGACACTGTTACATCAACTGTTCTCATTCCGAGGGGGTTGGAATGGGAGCAGTCGAGGCGGCTTTGCGCGGTAAACCAGTCATCATCACAGACTTTGGCGGTCTCAAGGAGTATGTTCCAGACACGCCATTCGTGGTCAAATGTTCGCGAGCGGCGATTCAGCAGGATGATTTTTTGTTTCAGAAAGGGATGGTGTGGGGTCAGCCGTCGCTCGAGGACTTGATGTCGCACATGCGCACGTGTTACGAGAGCCGTATTTCAGAGTGGGACCACCCGGGCACGAAAAAGATCATCTCGTCAGTTTTCGAAGAACTTCAACAGTGAGGTGTCCATACTTTTCCTCGTACTTGCGTAGCGTCAGAGCATTCGCAGATGCACCTGGTGAGTATTGAGCGTCCTGCATGGTGTTGGCGATGATTGCCGAAAGGGTCATCGCCGAATTGCGCGAGTACCCGTTTGCGTCGAGCGCTTTGATGAGCTCGTCCATTTTCTACTCAGAGTCAAACGGCTTTAGCTTCGGTGTCGCGGGCTTCATGAAATCGTCCGACATGAGTTCCTCACGGTGGTGGCTGTGGGACTCACCGTCGCCGTAGTGAATCATGTAATACGACGCAGCATACATGACAACCGACAAAAGCACGGCGTTGAATCCGAGGAACGCCTGCTGAGCCTTGAGGAACGAGACGAAATCGTCAAACGCCTTGAACCCCGTGGGACTACTGAAGAGACGAGGAAGTGCGAAAATCAACGTGAGATTGATTACAAGTGCAACCAGTATGGGTTTCAGTTCAACCTCAGCCATCTCCTATACCATACTGCTATGTTTTTTGCAGAAGCACCCGCCTGCCACCACCCTGAAAGTGCACTGCCGCCCCTCGAGGGTCCGTGCTGTGCACGTCGGCCCCTTTGCTGCCACCGGCCCCGCCGCCTTCTTCTTTGCCGCTGCCGCCGTCGGAATTGCTACCGATGCTGGAGGCGTATAGTCTGGGATGAAGACCGTGCGACTCCGAGCCGCCTTGAGTTCGAGGGTGTGCTGGCGGTAGCGGAGAGCAGAAGCCTCAAACTTGTTCATGATTGTTTTGGATGACCGGACCATCCCATGAAAAAGTCAGGCGAACTCAGGACATGTTTTTTTGGAAGAAAAACCTGTGCTGTCCAAGACAAAGGCATAAAAAAGTAGTGTACTTTATCAAACATGGCTACGCTCATCGAACGTCTGATTCACATCGTGACTGAGGTGGACAGTGCGAATTTATACCTCCCACCGACAATCGCATCTCTCCTTCGTATCCACGGGTTTGTGCCGCACCGAACATACACGCGTCCGCCCCGCCCCGTTCGCCCTCCTCCGCCGGTACGCCCTCCCTGCCCTGCCCTGACCCGTGGCGGTACGCCGTGTAAAAACAAGTGTGCGGTTGGGTGTACGACGTGTCGGATTCATGCGGAGAATCAGACCCAGCGTGCCCCACGCGGAGTTCCTGCGGTACACGAGCGGTGTACGGAGATGACCAAGAGCGGAGCACAATGCAAGTGCTCAAAGTACAAGGATCTTGGAATGTGCTGGAGACATGCGAAAAAGGCGAACCTCCTTCCTCCACCCCCGGAAGTGCCGACGGAGTGTGCTGTGTGCTACTGTGAAATGACAAGGGAAACAACCACAAAAACAGCGTGTGGACACCACTTTCACATCGATTGCTTTGAGACGTGGCGTCAGAGTCGTTCGGCGTCGTTCCAGGCGGTGACGTGTCCTATGTGCCGACACGCAAACCCGCGACCCAAGCCGCTTGTCAGGCGCGCTTTGGGTACTGTACATCAAAGTTCACAAGCAAACGTGCTTGTTCTGTAAGACCCTTTCCTGGAATGACGTAATCCTTTCGAGGATCTAGAATACCAAACTCTTTGAGCGTGTTGAACTGAACAGGTCCACCAAAGTGAGGTACGGTCACGTCGAGCCCTTCGACGGATTCCTGAAACGAGACGGTCATGACGTACCGCAAGTCTTCGCCGCGGCGTTCAAATTTGGGGTGGGGCTTTACATTGAATGTAATGATGAGATCACCGGTTATTTCCCTGCTCGAGCGCGGTTGTTCCCCGAGTCCCTGAAGTCTGTGTTGCGTCCCTGAATGTATCCCCTTGTCGACGTGTAAATTTACCATTACAGTCTCGATGTGAGACTTTTTGTTGTTGCACCCCGGACACCCCTTTCGTATGACACCACACGTCTTGCATTCGTCACACGGCCGAGCAAACATCTGACCCATCATACCCATCATTTCCTGAACGAGCATTCCCTTGCCCTGGCACTTTGGACACGTCACGACGCACGACTGACAATGTTTCGTCAAGGGCACTTTGATAGTTTTGTCCGTGCCTGTGTACACCTGTTCAAGCGTCAGATCTATCGTGTGGTGTCGCTCGCGACTCCGTTGCGGTGGAGAGCCCACGCCACCGAACATGTGCTGGAAAATCTCCGAAATGTCCGGACCGTGGGGCATTTGCTGCTGCTGAGGCTCATCTGTTCCAAATTGATCGTAACGTGCGCGTCGGTCCGGATCGGTCAGAACCTCGTACGCGTGACCAATCTCCTTAAACTTTTCGGCGTCACCTCCTCTGTCTGGGTGGTGTTTCAGTGCGAGTTTTTTGTACGCCTTTTTTATTTCATCGGCCGATGCGCCCTTCTCGACACCGAGCGTCTCGTAGTGACCCATACTGCTAAAGAGCAGGATAAACTTTAATAGGACTTAAAACCACAGTGCTCCGAAAGCACAAGACAAAATGGAAGACGAGACGCTCGACGTTTTTGAACATCGTATTCGCAATGGGTTGGAATTATACCTCATTGAGAATACGGATCGCGTGTACTGGGAACAGAACAACAAATTCCGGTACAGGAACGCCCGTGAAGTGAATCAAGTGCTCGAAGAGGCGTTTGATATCATGTACAAAACGTATCCTTCTATCGAACGCTTACTTGATGATTCTCTCGTACTTTTGCAGCAGTGTACGTGGGTCGGAATGAACGTGCCATGGCCCGTTGATCCAGATGACCATATTCAACGGGTCGTCGATAACGTCATGGAGGTGTTTGTCATTGTCGTGTATGGAAATCTCCGTTCGGAAATTCTCAATTTATATCATGAAGCCCGTTCCAAACTGTGAAAAGTGTGCATTTTACAAACCAGGCCCGTACAAGCGCACGGGGATGTGTACGCGGTACGTGGCGTACCGAGGACGTGGTAAAATGGTTTATGAATTTGCGGACACGGTCAGGCTCGACAAGTCCAAGTGTGGTCCAGACGGGAAGATGTTCCTTTCGGATCCCAGGGAACTCAAAAACAGTATCCTCTGGTCGCTCATCAACGACGATGAGTGACCGCCAGCGGCGGACTTTCCACCGTAGGCGGAAAGGCGTATTAAAATATTCCGAATAATCATATGGGTCACACCATCAAGGGTCAATGGCCGCACCAGTACCGCCCGAGCGCCACGCGACGTGCGTCAGGCCTCGAGCCAATCAGAGAGTCCAGTGAAAATGCACGGAAACGCTGGAGACGAGTGGTCCAGCGGATAAAGACCGGACTGAAGATCGAACGTAACATTCGCGCAAAGGGAACTGCGACTCGCGGTCGTTTCACCGTGAGAAACACGTCACCCCCAAAGTCGAAAGTGTCCCTGAGACCGTATTCGGAGCCGGGTGTTTACTTTGTGACGTGGCCATACAAGAGAGGTCGGTTCAAGATTGAAAACATTTATGGGTTCGTACCAATGCCTAAACGTCGTACAAACGCAAAATCTCCTTGATAATCTCGTGACGTTTGATATCATCCTCAGAAAACTCGACGTGCTCGATACCGAAAACAGGGTAGTCCTTGAGGCGTTTCATCAAGTCCAAGAGTCCGTTGTTTTCAAACCCGCGATCGTGCTGACCCGTGTCACCCGTGATCACGAGCTTGGAATCCTTCCCCAGGCGAGTCATGACCATACGCATCTGGTTCGGCGTCGAATTCTGCATCTCGTCGGCGATGATCCAGGAGTTGTCGAACGTCCGACCGCGCATGTACGCCAGAGGACACGTCTCAAACTTCGTCTTTGGAAACAGCGAATCCTTCATCGGGCGAACCCACGGATCCATCTTCTTGTCCAGCGTACCTGGCAGGAAACCGTGCTGCTCATCGACCGAAATGGCTGGACGCGTCAGAATAATGTTTTTGGCGTTGCGGGATGCTGCTTGGCACGCCATCATCGTCTTTCCGGTACCGGCTGGACCGGTCGCAATGACGATGGGGACGCGGGGATTTTCGAGCAGAACCTGGTACAGACGATGCGCCATTTATTTACACGCGTTTCAGTTCTCTATAACGTGAAAGTTAAAGTTTCAGGTGTTTAAATATATACATGTACATCTATAAAGATTATATCGAGCTATGTTGTTTGGTGAACGCATGGAATGCGCATAACGAGGAATATCGTGAGCTGTCTCGTGCACAATTTCGCCAGCATCTACTCGATATGGCTGATAAAGGTCCTAAACATCTTATTGAAGTTTTCAAGCTGTACCTAAAAACGCACCAGATTGAAGAGGACGAGTCCTCTTCAGTTCTCTAACCAGACAATGTCACGCGGAAGGTTCATCTTCCAACAATAGTAGAAACAGTCGAAATTGCACTTGCTCTTGTAGTCTTCGGGAACTTCGCCGTCGACGAGTTTCACAAATTGGATCCGTCGACGTGGGATGATAATCTGAAGCTGTGGGTCGATGGTCGAAAACAGTTTTCGGACGTATTGCGTAAACAGCTTCGGGGCTGGCATGATGATGATGAACGGCTTGCCGAGTTCGACGAGTCTGTCAAGCACCTTGGGAATCATCGTGAATGGTGGATTGGAGACGATAATGTCGCCTCGATTATTCTCGAAAAAATCCTCATCCTGGTGGATGACATCAAATCCAATTTCGCGTAGAATCTCACCTGAACGACCGTCGCCGTAGAACGGTTCCCATACCACCTTGTTTTCCGGAATGAATTGTTTGATAGCCTCCCACGCCGACTTGGGCGTCATGTAATCATCGTGCTTCTCAAACGTCTTGGTTTGAAACCCTGCCATTTATTTGCACGCGTCTCACAGTTTTAGAACCTGTTCACAACCTGCCACTCTGCACTCGTTCCGTTGAGCGTCGTCAGGATAATGTGACCCGCCTCTTCCGGGTTGAAATGTTCGGCACAGCAGAAAATGTCGAGGTACACCGTGTTGTTTTCAGGGTACGTGTGGACTGAGAAATGAGACTCGGACAGTACGAGGACGCCGGTAACACCGAACGGCTCAAATTGGTGGAACGCTCTGCTGACGACAGTCAACTTGCACTTGTCTGCAATCTCCTCCATCAGAGGCTCAATCTCGTCAATGAACTTGAAGTTGACACCCGAGACACGTCCGATGAGGTGCTTCATTCTTATTTTAAAAATGTCAGGTTTTTTTATACCATGAACGAGTTTTCAGTCATAGACGGCGAACTCACGATCCTACGTGACGGTGAAGTCGAGTACGTCTTCGAGCGCGATTCGCTCAGCAGAGCCACGTACAATTATATGATCCGTTGGATCCAGGACAGCAAGTCGCCTGATGATGACCCTGGAGCGGTGTGGCTCGAGGCTGAAAAGGCGTGGGACGCACTCAGTCCCGAGATGCAGGGTATGATTATCACCCTTGCAAATAAAGAGAGACAACAGGCACGTGACATTCGTGATGGGCTGCTTGCAACCCTTCACGGATACCAGGGGGTCAAAAGTATCAAGGATGCTTACGCCGAATGTATTCGCACGTGCTTCAGTCAGTTTTGACTATGTGTATCCCTCCGAAACGATATTCATCGGCCCAGCATTTGACGCCGTTTATATAACAAATATGGTTTTCAGATATTTCACCCGTTCTCTTGTTTCGGGCAACAAATCCTCCAAGTGGACCAGTATTGGAAAACTCCATCTCGTCTCCGTCGCTGTTTAGAACGGGGTATGTTTCCTGGCACATTCTACATATATGTGGTGCAAACGGCTGAGATGGGATCTCTCCACGGCATATATGACATTCCATAGTCAACCTGGTATTTTCGAGGTGGGCCTTCCATTGCTCTTCATATAACCTTTGCCGTGTGTGCGGACCCAGGTCTGGATCGATTTGCGGATTGAAGGTTCTCCTCGCCTCCCAGTATATTCGTGATGTTTCTTCGTTCTTGAACCGCTCATTCTTTAAATCGATACGCGCCTTTTCACGTTCTTCACGGGTCACGGCTTTATTATCATCGTCGAGATATACAACTTCATTCATATCGGTTTCATAGATGATGAAGATAGCGTCATTGCTGTCCAATTTCTCATGTATAATCTGATCTCGCCCTGCATGTACAGCCTCGATCGAATCATACACGCCGCAAAATCTGTGCCAACTGTCCTCGCGGTTGAAATATTCTCGCATGAGAACGAACGGCATTGTTCTTATTATGAACGACTAGTTTATGTCGACTTGACACTCCTCGACCGGAGCAGTCTCGATTGTAATCTCGTCGAGTTCCACGTCACAGATACCCTTCTTGCGCATGGCGATTACGCGGTCCCAAAATTCCTTCATGACCGGGAGGTACTTTGCAAACCACTCACGGTCACGCGGAACCTCGACGACGACAAACTCTTCGGGAGGGCCCTGCTTGTACTGGACGAAATCACACACCTCGAGGTCCATGATCTCGAGGAGTAGCTGAATCTGAGGCAGGTAGTACCCAGGGACTTCGGGTTTAATCTTCCGACTCAGAGGGCACTTGATTTCGAGGAGTCGACCAGACTCTGTGATGCCGTCCGGACTTCCACCGAGGAATTTGTGTACCGGGTGTTGTACGAGACCAATCTCGTGTGAAATTTGACCGTGGCGCATGTCGTACAAGTCACGGACCATGGGTTCGAGGCGCGTTCCGTGTGCCGTCGCTTCGTTACCGGCCCACGGGCGCGCCGCGCCGCACTTTTTCGCCAAAAGTCCTTCTGGTTTTTCGTACGGATTGAGCCCGATGGCTGTTGCTAAATCACTCGCCGTCAGCAGGTTCCCACGAAGATCGAGCCACTCCTGACTGCGCTGGTCTGCGTATGATTGTGCCAAGAGCTCTTGCACCCTAGGGTGCATCCTACTTTTTAAATCGTTCCGTCGTCTTAAGTGCAATCTGGGCCGCAAATTGTTCCGCCTGCTTTTTTGTCGTTGCAAATCCAGAACCGTACGGAACACCATCGACGACAACCTCGATGTGAAACGTGCCGTTGTATTGACCGCGAACCTGGTAATCAGGCAAAGGCACCTTATTCGCTTGACACCACCGCATCAACTGGTCTTTGTAGTTGTCATCCGTGAGATTCATGTCGACGTGTTCGAACGCCGCAAACACAAACGACTTGGCGTGAATCATCCCAATGTCCAGGTAAATGGCACCGACGAGCGCCTCGAAAACATCCTCGAGGATATTCTCGTTGGTGTTCCAGCCGTTACGCATCCCTTTGTCATCCATCAGGATCCACTTGTCGAGTCCCAGACGCTTTGAAATTTCGCACAACGTTTTACCTCTCACGAGTTTCGTACGCGCTTTAGTCAAAAAGCCCTCCTGCTCCTCTGGAAACTTTTCAAAAAGAAACCGCGTAATGATAAATCCAAGAACGGAATCACCCATAAATTCCAGCGTCTCGTACGAGCCTTCAAGACCCTTGTACTTTTTGAGGGCTGATTTATGCGTGAAAGACCTGCGGTACAGTTTGATATCATTAATTTTCGTTCCTACAAGGCGTTCAAGCGCCACGCGGTCGATGTTTGGGGCATCGACGAGCTCTGGCGCTTCAACGGTTTCCATTACACTACGTTCACTTTTTGTTTTTAAGTCCGTTCCTCCGTGTCCCGGCCGGCGGTGTTGCACGCAACACCTTAAGTCCTGACACCAATCTCTGGGTGCCCCTGGAACGCCGGAATGTACCCTGGACCAACGTTAGACACATCGGGGCTCAGGGCTGGTTTCTTCATGAAAAAGAACAGAAACAGGACGACGAGTATGATGAGCAAAAGCACCTTCATTTGATACCTACATTGATTTTATTTCTCGATCCATCGTATGAATTTGAACACGGCTTTGCGCGCGTACAATTCAAAATTGTCACCTGTTGGGATTCACGCGAAAAAACTCAGAAACGGTGAGTTTATGCTGGGATACGTTGGAAATGGTAAAGGTTCGTACATCATAGTCGGTCACAATTCAAAAACCCGCGTAGCCAGATTGGCAAAAGGGTACAGTGACCCGAATCACAGAGGCCTCAGGATAGGCACCGCACTCCGCGCCTATGCACTATGGATATTGTACATGACTGGTTACCAGAAAGTGCTTCACGCTGGTATCAATAAAAACTATCAGACCAACGAAACGAAAAACTTTCCAATTTCGACACACATCGTCCGGAAACATCTTGGTTTCGAGAAACATAACGAGCCTGGTCACCCAAAGGAACCAAACACCCCAAAGGCGAATCACTTATTTTATAGATCTGCATGGATACCAACGCCTGCCAAACTCAAGGCGGTCATGAGAACGATGCGAATTTCACTGAAAAGACTTCAGGATATGAAACAAAAGGGTCAGCATAACCTGCGATTTAACGGAAATATAGCCAATTTTATTCAGAACAACAACAAATGATGACTTAGGCCTTCTTCACGGTGGGACGCTTCGCCGCTGCGGGCTTCGGTGCCTCGGCAGTCGCCGCTGCGGCAGCCGCCGGGGTCGCCTTCTCCTTCACGGGCTTCTCCGCCTTGATGTAGTGCTTGTTGATGTACTTCTGGATATTCAGGAACGTCACCTGCACGTCGGCAGGGGGGTCCAGGATCGCCTTCAGGGAGGCATCCAGGTTGATGTTCTGGCCCTGCTTCAGACCCTTCTCCGTCACGTACTCGTTCACCTTCTTGGTCACCTGAGAGCGGGAAATCTGCTCACCGGCAGCCAGCTTCAGGAACTTGCGCAGCTCCTCGGAAATGTCCAGGGGCTTGTTGAAACCGTTGCTGGTCGAACGAGCCTTGGCCTTCTCGCCCTGTGGGTCCTCGATCAGGTTCTTCACCTTGCGGAGGTCCTTGCGGAGGAGCTTGATCTCATCGAAGATAGTCTGCAGAGTGATGGTAGTAGCGTCGGCCATTGCTACTTATTCAGGCCTTCACGTCTTTAACTAGTTTCGTGGTCTGTGTGCTGAACACGAGAAGAAGAAGCACGAGCATCGGCCATGTCATCATCGGCCCCACAAGTGCAAACAGTATCAAGTGCCATACTTTGAAATTACCGTAGACTGGTGTATCCTTTATAAATTTGTACTCTTTGGACTCTTTTATAGTATTCCACCACGTCATCACATAATCATCCTTTGGCTTTTCCATCTCTACTTATTCTTGGACATTTTTTTGGCAGCCCATGCGAGCGTCATCGCAAACATAATAGCTCCAACAATTATAAGAAGAATTATTACCCAGATTGGAAATGTATCAGTGAACCAATTCCCATTCCCCGTCGATCCGTCACTGCCTACCGTCGCTCCGGTTGTAGATCCGTCAGGAACAGTACAACACCCTGGGTCACATGGATACTGTGCATCACCCTCCTGGAATGCACAAATCATGTTCGGACCAGATTCCGTTCCAGTGGCGGCTGTTATTCCAGGTGTTACCTGTGCCATCTGGGTACATTTCTTGTCGGTGTATTGTGGTCCACAGTACGTCGGTCCTGTCGTCACGTACGTGTTTCCTGTTCCACAGAGACCGTTGGCCTGAAGGGTGTACCCGGTTGGGCACGTTTTTGTGACGACAGTTGAACTCGTCGACGTGGCACAGTTGGCTGAATCCCCTGGAATGGGAAAGTATCCAGCCGGACACGTCGCCGCTGGATTCATCTACTTAGAGCTTAGGTTTGTTTTTTGAGCAGTACCATGGAGTACGGAACTCCCGTAAAGATTCCAGACGGCCGTTACTTTCTGAAGGTGTCAGCGAAGAACGACGCTCGTGTGTTCCACCAGTTGAATAATATCCAGGTTGACGGGACGCTGTCGAAGGAGACGCGTCAGGTGAATCTCCGCATCCCCTCAAAAACTTTGTTTGAGAATATCGATAACGAGCTTCTGAGTCAGGCGGAGGTGAGCAAGCTCGAGTGGTTCGGCAAGGATGTCTCGACCGAGACTATTCGTTCCGCGTACCAGGCCAGCTTGTCTGCCGATGGCGAGCTCTCAGCAACCCTGGCATCCATCAAGGGACAGGTGGTGACGACGTTCTTCGACGCTCAGAAGAATCCCATTGATCAGATTTCAGGACCGTGTGATTTCCTGTTTGAGCTGGCTGGTCTCTGGTTCCTCAAGCGCTCCTTCGGTCCCATCTGGCGCGTCGTCCAGGTTCGTCAGCGGCCGGCACCAAAGCCAAAGACGAAGGGGTACCCAGTAGACTTCCAGTTTTCAGACGAGCCAGAGGCCGAGGCTGAGGATGACGACCCGGCCGATTACCTGGACTGAAAAAAAAAGTCGTATACTATTATAACATGGACGGCAAAGGTCTGGCGATTCTGATTCTTCTGTTCCTGATTGCCATGATGGTATTTTATCCTCAGCGTAGCGGGTATGCCCCAACAGGCGGCGACCCAGTCGGCTCCGATGTGGTTCAGACTTCCGGCTCTGGTGCCGGTCCGATGATCATGCAGGGTGGTGCCGGCGGCGTCATTACCCAGGGTGGTCTGGCTGATGCTCCAGGTGGTACATTTGGCTCCATCGATGAACCAGCCCCGTTCGCCGTTGGCAGCGGTGCCGGCGTGCGCACCGTGGACATGCCCGTGTACGACAACACCAACGTGGGTCTGATTCCCAAGGAGGTGGTGACGACCGAGGATTTCGGTCAGTTTTCCCCAGACGCCATCCTGTCTGGCCAGAACTTCCTGGACCCGCGTGCCCAGATTGGTTTCCCCGAGACGATCGGCGGCAACCTGCGTAACGCCAACCGCGACTTCCGCTCCGAGCCAGCCAACCCCCGCGACGCGGTGAGCATCTTTAACCTGTCCACCATTCCTCCGGACACGATGCGCCCCAAGTTCGAGATTGAGAACAGCTACGAGAAGTAGAGATCAACTTGACATTGTCAATCCGGAATCAACTCAAATGAGTCGGAATCACGGGACTTAAAAAATAAACAAACTAAATTAACAAATGGACGAGTTTAAACTCATCATGACCGAGTGGCTCTCCTTGAAGCACCAGCTTGCTGCTGCGAGGAAAGACATGGCTGTACTGAATAAGCGCGAAAAGGAGCTCCGGGCGCAGGTCCAAGAGCACATGAAGGAGATTAAACAAAATCAGGATGTTGATACGGTCAAGATTAACCAGGAGAAGGTTTCTCTGCATACCAAGGAGTCCCGTGGCAGCATCACCAAGAATGTCATCCTGGCGGGTCTGCGTGCATACTTCAGCAACGATGAAACTAAAGTCGAGCAGGTCTACCAAATCATAGTAGACCACGCTCCAGTCAAGGAACGCAACACCATCACCGTCAAGAAAACCGCTTAAAAAAGCGATACGTAAGAAAACCAAGTAGAAACGATGGGTATCAACAACGAGTACCGTGATGACGCTCTCTTTGGCGGCGACGACGTCGACGACGCCTACGACGAGCAGGAGGATCACGAGATTGTGCTCGGTCCTCAGGACTGGCACGACTGGCACTCAGAGGATGTCCTCAACATGTGGATGTCTCTTCGTCAGTACCTCGAGGACAACCATCTCAACAGCACCTTGTTGAACAAGGCGTCCTTTCACAACTTTGCCGAGTTTGTCCGACAATTTTCTCGGTAGATAGTATCTGCTCTCATGGATATTACCGGTCCCAAGATTCTGACCCCAGCCATCCTGTTCGCCCTGCTCAGCCCGGGCCTGCTCCTGCGCGTGGGCCCCAGCCCAGTGCTGGTGCACGCCCTGGTGCTGTCCCTGGTGTACTACCTGATTGCCAAGTTTGTGCTCAAGGTGTCCCTGCGCCCGGCTGACATGATCGTGCCCGCCATCCTGTTCGTGCTGCTGACCCCAGGCGTGCTGCTGACCATCCCACCGGCCAGCAAGGGTGTCTTTATGTCCGGCCAGTCTTCTCTGCTGGCCGTGGGCGTGCACACCCTGGTGTTTGCCCTGGTCTTCTCCTTCCTGCGTAAGAATTTCGCCGCCTACTATTAAATGAACGGTCAGAAGTATGTCGGTCTTCTGATGAATTCCCGTACACAGGCGCACGCCTTTCACTTGACGACCAATTCGTTTGCGCAACACAAGGCGCTCCAGGCGTACTATGAAGGTATCGTTCCTCTCCTCGACAGTTACGCCGAGGCTTACATGGGTAAGTACGGTCGCTTCCGCCGCATCATCGTCGGCCGCCGCACGATTGCACGCAACCCGAAGTTGTATTTCCGTTCGCTTCTGACACAGATTCGCCGCATGCGCCTTCCACGAGACTCGTACCTGAAGAACATTCAGGATGAAATTACGGCACTGGTACGTTCGACACTTTATATGCTGAGCCTAAAGTGAACACTCACTGACACACTAATGAAACATCTGGCGATAGGTCCAGGTGCGATGGCCTACTTTGCATTTCTTGGCGCGCTTGGCGCCCTTCGAGATTGTCACGAACTAGACAATCTCGAAGCAATTTCAGGAGCGAGCGCCGGTGGACTCCTCGCCTTTTTTTACGTCGTCGCCGAAGGCAACATCAAAACCATCATCGATTATTCACTGGACATCCCGATAAAGGATATCATGAAGCCCAACATTCGCCAATTTCTGAAAAACTTTGGACTCGTCAGTCAGAGAAAGATTCGAAACGTCATCGTCGACATTATCCGCGTCTTTTTCAGTAAAGAGGATCTGACGTTTCGCGAATTCCAAGACCTTCGTCCGACAATGCCAAAGGTGTACATCAGCGCCTATTGCGTGAACCTGGGACGTACCGAATACTTTTCAGTCGACTCGACGCCAAACATCTCTGTTGTGGATGCTTTGTGCATGACCATCGCAGTACCATTTCTGTTCGCAACCGTCGAACACCAGGGGCGAAAATACATCGACGGTGGTACCATGGAAGATACACCTTGTGGAATTTTTGTTGGATCTACGGATGTCAAGGTGATGCGGACTGTGTGGTCCGAAACACCTCAGTATGATACACGTAACCTGAAATCTTACATTACGAGTATTTTGTATACGATGATGCGTATGAGACGCCGGTACAGTTATCCTTTCATCGATATCGATATGACTAAGATTGAAATGTTTGATTTTGGGGTTTCTACAGAGGCAAAGCTGAAGATGTTTTCGTTTGGGTACCATTCCACGCGTGCACAGGTGTCGAAATCATGTACGATTTGCCATCGAGGGGAGGATTCGCAGCCGCCAGAACCTCACACAGATCAATCACGTCACACGGAGCAATGTGCTGCTGAGAGTAATCCCGGTCATCCCGAACAAACCGAACAAAATCCTCGAGACGAGACGAAAACTTTGTCGGTGTCCAGCCATTCATAGTCATCCACGACTCGTACCGTGCAAAGAATTCGGGACACCGCGTCGTGAGTACGTGTTGCGTGCACACCTTGGCGAGCTTCGACCACCCCGGAATCGTCGAGTGATCAGGGAACGACCGGAGCGGTTTCGGAAACAGACCCGTCTTGAAGTGTGCGTCTGTTACGTTCAAAATCTCAAGCTCATTGTCCATCGAGTGTGCGAGCCAGTTGCCATCTCCTTGCTCCCACACACAGTGCATAAACTCGCATATGGCGTCGCGAAACGGAAGCACTTCAGCGGTTTGGCCATGGATGATTGTCCGGCCGAGCTTTGCCTGGACGCGATCATTCTCGACGACGAGCGGGTCATCAAGCGCCTCTTTGATGAAGATTGTTCGGAGCTCGCCGTGCGTCACGGAGCGATTCTTGCGGTACTCTGGATTTTGATGACGTCCGTGTGATACCCACGTCTTTTTCTCGGTGACATTCACCGGGGCGAAGCTTATCGAGTGTATAATCTTTTGAGCCGTAGACTCGAAATCACCGACGACGTACTTCATTGGATGACAGAGTGTCTGTTTTTTTATGTCTGTATACAGTAACAATGCTCAGCATCCGTCGTCGGGCGTATTCGTTCCGCCGCAAGCCACGGACTATCCGCGTCCCAGCCAGCCCGAGTCACCGGGCTTACACGCGTCACATTTCAGGTGGTGTCGTTCGCGTCAAATCCACGATCATCAGAAACCGCGGCCTTCCAGGCAGAGGTCCGTACACACTCCCGCCCCTGTCTCCGGGTAAGCTGTACGGGTACACTGTGTCTGCCAACGTGCCGAACCGTTACAAGTCTCTGACGTTTGCCATGAAGAGCAACTCGCCGCTGGCCGTGTTCCGTCGCCTCCAGATTCTGGCGCGTTATCTGAAGCGTACGTCGCCGACGGCACGGAGAACCGTGCTCAAAAACGCAGCGTGGGTCCGTACTAAATTCTGAGCGTTTTTTTCTCACCCTAATATCAAATGAAGCGCTCGACCATCATTCTTATTCTGCTGCTTGTCCTCGCCATCCTCGCGTTCAGCCGCACCGGTGCTCGGCGTGTCCCGGGTCAGACGACCCAGACTGAGCAGCGTCGCATCAAGGGTATTTCCATCATGACGGAGGATGGATACTAAATATCTCACTGTACAATAAATGAACCCTGCTGCAAAGCGTGATTACGTCAGACGTAGAAACATCGCTTTCAAGTTTGAAATGCGTCAGACCAAAGAGAACATTCTAAAACGCTCTAGAAGGTTCGGTATCAAAGTCACAAAGGACATGACGAAAGAACAGATTGTGAAACGTCTCATCGGGTGGAAAGATGTCTAGTTTCGTTTCTTCCCAGCCAAAATAATCAACATGAGACCAATAACGAGCGCGAGCGTCGCCCCCCAAACAATCTTCTGATTGTCTTTTTCAAACGGGACGGGCGGTGGTAAACTGACAGGACGTTCGACTTGATCCGGTACGTGTACCGTATGAAGTCGCAGCGTGAACGAATTGACGTCGAGTCCATGGAAATCCAGGGGTTTCCCGTTTCGATCGAGCCAACTGATGGTGAGTCGGTCGAGTGAATCAAGTCGCGATGGAAATGCGACGTACACAGGATAGTCATTCGCCTCTTTGAATGATTTGATACCACCTGACGGAACATCCATCGGTATGATTGCGAACGAACGTGCCGATGTGTTGCTCGTCGTCGTGTACACACCCTGTGGGTTCAGAATAAGCTTGCGTGCATCTGAAGTAAACGGTGTCCGAAATTCTTCAATGTCCAACCAGACATAATCGTTCATCTCGAGACTCACAATGTTGCTCGACACGACGTATGCATTTGCTGTTGGGTAAAGCCCTTTATAAACGGCATTCGTTGCTATTGGGCTCGACGCCGTTGTCCCAAGCGGCAAACCGAGGATTTCTGCAATTTCCTGGGTCAGGGTTGTCACTGACGTCAGGTTACCTGTGAACAGAAACTTGCCTTCCGCGTCGAGGTAACTCAATGCGACGTTTGAAACTTGTGTCGTGTTGTTGAACGTATCAACGAGTGAACACGTCGAGTAAAACCCCGGGTTCAGAGCCACGTTGGATGTCCCGATCACAAGGACGTTCGAGCTCGTCGTGAGGTTGTACATTGTGTTTGGGATTTTGGCTGAAATCAGGTCAATCTGGCTGATGTTGTGCACGGGCGATTGAAGAAACAGCGTATACGAGTTCCCTGAAGGATACAACTTCGTGTCTCTTTGTCTGGAATCGACATACAGTGTCGTCTCCATCTACCTAAAACCAACATTAAAAGAAACAGTAGGAATGGTGCAGTATTGGCTCGATCGCGCCCGTATCAAGGATGGCCCGACTGACGTCACAGTCGTGCCTGTGAGTTTCGTTGTCGCAAATGCGTACCAGCACGACCAGCTCAATCGCATCGTAGCCCCCGAGGACGAGGTTATCGACATGGTCGAGGTGGCCAAGAATGACTGGGTGTTTGAGATGAAGTCTGGTGACGTTTTTCCGGTACAAATCGTCGCATCGATTCAGGCGACGCTCGATGCGTCAAAGTTTGACGGTATGATGTTCCCCGTCGTGTACCGTGGAAGCCCCGTCCTCGAAAAACGTTTCTATAAGCGTTCAGGCTCTGAAAATGTCCAGCAGGCGAACATGCCTATTTTTAACCTAAACCCTCCCCCCGCAGAGTCTTCAGTATGAAGGACCACATACGGTCGGTTGCGATCCGGGTATGGCAGTCCCTCGGGCCCGGGTTTTCAGAACGCGTATACCACAACGCCATGGAGGTTGGTTTGCGAAAGTTAGGTATCCCGTATCAAACGGAGCGAATCGTTCCAATCATGTTTGACGATCATGCGATTGGAAACATTCGTGCTGACCTCATTGTCGACTCGCGCATCATCGTCGAGCTGAAGTCTGTCAAGGCGCTCAAGGATGAACATCGTATCCAGACGCGCATGTACATGAAGCTGTTGGGCCTGCCTGACGCCGTTCTTATCAACTTTCCCAATTCGGGAAGCGATCTGGAGGTTGAGGACCTCACATCCTCGAAAGGTAACGTGCTCGATTTATCGAGTACCCATTCTTCAACAGACGCTTGAATTTCTTTTCGACGTTGGCTGCCGACTTTTTGGGTGGACTCGCCTTTTTACGCGTCACGTCCCTGGGCTTGTAGCCCAAAAGCGTGACGATAAATTTCATCATTTAAAAGCACCAGACATTTTAAAATCAAATGTTTACACCGGAGATGAAGCGTGCGGCTGCTGTCGTAGTGCGTGATTCCAAGACGAAAACGTCGACGCGGGTCCTTTCGTTCTTGTACTACTTGACCATCCGAGCGTTTGAGATTATCGACTGGTGGTTCCCAGTTAAACAGTAAACCCTTCCGTAAAGTAATGTTGTATCGATACCTGGCAGGCTGCTACGTATACGGAGTTGTTCGGAACCTCGTATACGCACCAAAGATGAAAAAGGATGAATATATTACAGATCGCGTGCTAAAGTTTAGCATGTTAACAGTCGCGTCGCCAATCATGGCCCCTACGTACCTTTACTGCGATCTCAAGAATATCGAACATGTCCTACGCAAATTGCCTGGATCTATTGATAGGAGCCCGTGGTAGAGTCAATAATCTTCTGGAGAGCCGGCCACGATTTGAGATTGTGCCCGGCGTACTCCTTGAGGACGTATGCCTCGACCGCCTTGCGCATGGTCGGATCGTCGTGGTCAGCCATCGCGTCCAGGTGGTCCAGACGATCGCAACCCCAGAGCTCATCGAGTTGGGTCTTGAGACGCTCCTCGGCGGTCGGGAGGGATTTGCGAACCTCAATGACCTGCTTGTAGAGCTCTTCCCGCTCCTTCTTCGCCTCGTCCGAGTAAACCTCGAGCGGCGCACCCATTTCATTGTCAACGGGCTCTACATCTGGCTTGGGATCCTCGGTCGTACAAAACGCATTCTGTTTCGGCTCTTCGGGCATTTTACGAGTCGCCTCAGGAAATCCCAGTGGGGGCTTCATACGCTCATGGATAGCCTCCACCTCCGTCCTCGGAAGACGCGGAGCCTCTTCCTCTTCCTCTTCGACCGACACGAGATCTGGAATGTCGTCGTCCTCGGGTAGATAGCCCAGGTGGGTGAGCACCTCACGGGCGAGCTCATCAGAGTCGATCTTGATCGTAATAGTCGCCATTGTATTTTAATTCTGACTTAACTTTAGATGGCCTTCCAGGCTGACAAGCTCAAAGGGCACCTCGGGTACTTTAAAGTGATTTGCCAAAAGTCCAGGGACGCGTACGACATTCACGCCGTCCATCTCAAAAATCGACACAACATGATTACATTTCCACTGCTCATCATCACGAGTGCGACCGGTGTCATAGCCAGTGTCGATTCTCCTAAGGCGGCGGGTATAATAGTAGGTGCTGCGTCAGCTGTTCTCACTGCTGTCCAGCGTTACTGTGCGTACTCGGAACGTTCCGAGAATGCGCGCATGACGGCAAAGAGTTTTGCAAAGCTTATTCGTAAGATTGAAAACCTGGAGCTCGCCATGGACAGCAAAATCGTAGAGGTGTCCGATGAAATGAAGAAGAAGACTTTGGCGGAGATTCAGTCCGAGATGGACAGCGTCCACGAGAATGCAAAGGACGTTCCATGGGAGCTTCTCAAGTACATTGAAACCATCGACGCGGAAGTGTGCTGCATTCCCGTGAAAGGAAAAACACCGAAAAAGCAGCCGCTCAAGCAGATTTCAGTCCAGACGGATTCATAGAATCAGCATGTCGGTATCCATTGCCACCCGAGGTCGGCGGTGATTTTCTTCCATATAATGTCGTGCTTGTACAGTTTTTCCTTCGACTTGAGCAACGGAAAGCACGGGAGGTATTCATCCTCGCCGAGCAGTTCGCAGAATTTGTAAAGGACATAAGAGTAGCTCAAAAAATTTTTACGGTTTTCGGGACAATGTTTCTCAAAAGGCTTTTGAATCTGACCAAACATGAGTCGAAGACGGTCTTCCAGGGTTTGAGGCATGGTTGGCGGTTTCACCCCGTTGAGAATCGTTGTGATGTAGGGTGCGTGTTCGTAGTATTTATTCATGTGAATCTTCTTGAGCATTTCGCGCACCTTACGGTGCGTCAGGTCTGACTTGTCTTTGATGCGCTGCTTCTTCACTTCGAGCTGCAATTGATCAATCAGTTCTTGCGGTACGCTCGTGTACTCTTTTGCCTGGAATTGATTGACCCATTCGTTGAAATGGTTCTCGCGCCGGTACGAATAGACGACGTGGCGTTCCATATCCTGCTCCTCCTTGAATCCCACCTCTTGACATTGGACGTAATCGGTCATTCCGCATTTGAGACAGATCATGTCGCTCGTAATGTCGTCGAGCGTATGGTCTATCGAACCACACCCTTTACATTTCGGCATGTACCCAGGGTTCTTTTTTGGCATTGGTGCCATGTGGTTCCCTTCGACGGTCGTCATGTACTTGTCGTAGACGTCCTTCTTCTTTCCTCCGGCGGATTCAAACTCCATCAATAAAGGAATACATTCCGCCATGTAGTCATACATTTCCTGTTGGGCCCCATGGTCCCCTTTAGATATTCTTTTTTGAAATTCCGCCAGGCGTTCTTGATAGCGTCCT